CATACACTAAGATGCTCTCGCGAGCATCCGCATCGGCTGCACCGGCGGTCAAGAGACTCCAAACAGTAAGCGACAATATGGGAAAGCATAAAGCTGACCCCATTGGCGCGAACTTCTGGAGAAACATCTCCTTCCCGCCCGGAAGCAACGTAGACACACTCCTGGTAGCCATTAAGTACATATATATGTGCTTAGGGAATAACAGGCGAACTAACTCGGTCGAAACACGATCCGAGGCCTCATTGAGGTCAAGGGTCGCGTACCGTCCAGAAGAAGAACCCAGAAGGGCTCCTCTTTGATTTGGACCTTGGTCCGAGAAATGAACGTTATCCTTTGTTAGGGGATTACGCTCAATCATGCTGACCATCGCTCGAGACAAACCTTGTTGTATCCATTGGATATCCAATGGTTCGCAAGATATGAGTCGAGGACCGCGACTATCCTTGGGCACGAGTACAACTCGTGCAGGATAATCACCGTCATCAAGGGATTGAATCTCTTGAAGACTATCGCAAACGTGACCGTTCGATGCATAATAATACGCATCTAAAGGGTACACGTCGGTGATACGCCGAGACACACGCTTAAACGTATACTTCCCATAGAGTGTTTCTTTAGTAGAAACAGCTCCAGGGCCGTGACGAGGGTGTATGTCTTTCGGGTCAAAGAAAGCAAAGACATCCGATAAAAGATGTCTAGCTTTCCGGATCACGGCACCGTACCAAACAGGTTTTATCCTGTCGAATGCGGAACCGCCGTGGGAGTCAATAAAGTCGGCAACTTTGCCGAACATTTGATTCCATTCAGCAAGTGATTGATCAGTTTTAATAAACTTATCAATTACTTCTTGCTCGCATGCGTCACTATACTCCAGTTCATACTTATAATATAAGTAGAGGAACTGACGTATAGACTTGATGCTCTTCACACATGGTATTGGAAGAATCCAACCGTCGTGTGAGAAGATGCATTGGAATAGCTCACCCAAAAGTTTGGGCAGCTTACTATTAGGTAGCGGATCAAACCGATACTTAGTAGCGTCTAATGGTACTTCTCCGGTCAAAGCCCGATCAAAGGCTTTGCCCAGACGTGGAAGAGTTTTCGTAAGAAAACTCATGCCTTCCCGTTCACAACGACTTAAAACTTTTTTAGTAGTAAGTCGAAGTGCACGTGGTGTCAATACTTCACTGTGTGTGTTTTGAATGTCACACAACAGTGCTGCGATGATCTGTTTATACGGATCTTGCTCTTTCTTGATGGCCATATGGTGCATCTAGCAAGAGCATGCGCAACACAGTGTGATACGTTTGAATACGAAGAGATCACCGGCCTTGCGGCCGGTGATAAGAACTACGGATTACTGATTGGTACTGTAGGGCCTTGCAGAGGAACACGGCTGATCGAGCCGTGCTCAATTGACAGTTCATTTCTGAACTTGTCAAATGCGCAACCCGCCAGTATCATACTGAGGCACAAAAATGCCAACAGTATGACCCAACCTGTAAAACGAAGATCTGTCTCTGAAGAACGTTGATTCATGGTCTACTCTTATGAGTTGTATCTGTTTCTCGACTGTCGCCTCTTGCGAGGACGGCCTTCGGGATTTCTGTTGTAAAAACAGGAAATGTCCAGAAGTCATAGCAGATGGGTCTTAAAGACCGCCATTGACCAACGCATCGGCCCCGTTACCAGTACAGTCATACAGGATAGTTGTCGAAGCGCCTAAAGAGGCGCAAAACGACAAAAGTTCTGCGATGACGTTCTTGATTTCGGTGGATGTTGAAAGGTCCCCAATAGGGGCATCCAACACCAGATACGCACCTACGTTGCGCGGTTGAGTAGATACGCCAGTGACAACTTTGTCAAAGCGTACCATCGACCGGCGGCGCAGTTCACTGCCCAAACCGCTCTCAGAGTGCGAAACTTTGAGGCGATGAGGAGCATTGGGAGTTTCCGCAATTTGCGCAAACTCTGTGGATCTACCGTTAGTGCTGATGCGACTGAATTCAACTTCAGTCCCAGCAGCATTCTTCACTTCGTTCGTATTTAGTGTGTTGCTTAACATGCTTGCCTGGATTTAACCGTCCAGTCACGGCTTGTTTTCGAGCACACGCTAGCGAGTAATCGCCAACGCGGACCCTAGCAAGAACTTTTTAAAGTTCAAGCTGCATGATCGAATCATGCTATTGGTGTCCGGATAACCCGGGACGCGTATATATGCGTCTTCGAGTATTTCAAAACACCCGTCCTGACTACTCAGACCCATCGTAGTGGTTATTAACCGCTTATAATGGACTGAGTGGCAGAACTCACGTATGTATACTACTGGTTCAATGTTACGGGTCTGCCATCTCGACAGGTATTGGCCAACGCCAAATACCCAATCGACGACGAAAGACCAAGGGATAGCATTCCAGATAATCTGGGGGTTAACAGTAACTCCCAAAGAATCTGCAAGCGCCCTTATGTCACTATCGGCATCAACGAAATCGGGCAGTTTATAACTGTACGAAATCGTGGCATTGAACTCGCTTTTAAGATAGGTTACGTTACGACCGCAGAGATACAAAGGAAACACTGACCAATTGGGCAGTGTCGCCGTGTATGCCTCGTTCGAATTACCGAAACCATCCACTTGGCGCTTATAATGGCGCTTAAGTGGCTTATTAGCTTCAGAAATGAGCTTTCGAAGCCCATTCCTGTAAGATGATATTGCTTTCCTTGCGGAAGCAATGTCACCCAGTAGGGACAGCCAATTAAACTCAATATCTAAATATTGAGAGGCTGCCTTTCGGATCAGAAAGCTAAGAGGTGCTTTCTTAAACTGCAAAGCCAACTTACGAAGATCAAGTTTGTACTTGTTCAACGCAGTACGGTTCACAGTCAAGATTGCACTCGAAGCCTTCAGACTGGCGTCAGCTAAATGCTTGAAGTCTTTCAACTCATATATAGAGTTGATCAACGACAGCTCAGACTTCACTTGGGGGAGAAGATGCCGCAAGGCATCATCAACCTTATTAGAAGTCCACGATGGAAAAGGCACATAACGTGCCCCGTCATCGTCATAGCTCCACCACTCGGGCAGCTCATTATTGAGCTTTCCGGGGTCGCCATACCATTCGAGGGTTCCATCATCATAGAACCCTTTATAACCGAAAACAGG